AATATGGATTATGTTATGGATGCTGATATTTCAAAGGCGTACATTCAAGCCACAATGAATTTTAAGAGTTCGTTGTTTGGAAGTGACGAACACGCAACGGTGGCTTTTATGTGGTTATCAGCGTTTTATTTAGTTATGGATTTACAAGTTTCAGCGGCAGGTATTTCAAGTCAAGCTAATTTCCCAATAAATTCAAAATCAGTTGGTGGCGTTTCGGTTGGATTTACAGTTCCAACAAGATACGCAAATGATCCGTTTTTATCTATATTCACATCAAATGGGTATGGAATGAAATATTTATCGCTATTGATACCTCGTTTGGTAGGAAACGTCATAGTAGTAGAAGGAGCAACATTACCATAATGAAAAAAACCCAAAAACTTCCTAAAGGATTAGGTTCAGTCAAGATTGATACAACAGGTCTTGAACGACTTAAAAGAGGCTTAATGTCAAAGTATGTGACACAAGTCGGAGTTATGGGGAGTAGGTCAGCTAGACAAAACGGTGATGGAGATTTAACTAATGCTGATATTGGATTGAAGCATGAGAAAGGTTCAATATCTGAAAAGATACCAAGACGATCATTTTTGGAAATGCCTATATTCACAAAAGCAGATGAAATAATGGCAGATAAGGCAAAGATCAAAAAATGGGTTACACAGATGGTTTTGTCAGGTAAAGATCCAAAAGCTATTTGGAAACAAGCGCATAAAAAACTTGGCGTATCAGCAGAAGCAGTTATTCAAGAAGCGTTTGAAAGTCGTGGTTTTGGTAAATGGAAACCGAATACGCAGTACACTATAGATAATAAAAAAGGCGGAGATTCGCCACTTATTGATAAAAGCGAACTTCGTAAATCCGTTACAAGTAGGGTAAAATGATACAAAGTGCCAACAAAAAAAAGTTAAGCGATCATTCAAATCTACCTAATGTTCAGGTAGCAGTTGATGGATGGTTACATAAAACTAAAGTTGGCGTTGTTCAAAAGAGTCAAGTTGATGGATACACGCAAGAGATAACTTTATGGCAGGAAGGGTTTGTTAATGTTCAGCCAATGAACGAAAGTATGGCAATTAAAAAAGAAGGTGAACGGTCTTGGAAATGGTACGTTATTTATTGTAAATCAGATTTAGACCTTAAGACCGACGCAATCGTTGAAATATTTAATCTGAAATATCGCATAATGGAGAAAAAGAATTGGTCGCATCATGGATTTTTTGAATATCACGCAATCGAAGATTATAAAGGTGAGTATTAATGCAAGAAAAAGAATGCAGCGTTAATTATACATTACTTGATTTTATCCGGCTAATCGTTATTAACGAATTAGAATTAGATGAAGATCGCGTTAATATCTATAATGAGAGGTTTAAAATACCGACGTATGAGGGTTTGTTTGTATTGATTGAATCAAAAGGTATATCAAAAGTAATATCAAATAGAAATGTTCACGTTGCATCAGATTCAGGGTTGACGGAAAAACAAGAATTAACAGTTCAAGAAATGATTGCAGTCAGCGTTATGTCACGCAATAGAGAAGCAGAGCAACGTAAAGAAGAAATATTAATGGCGATAACATCTATTTACGCACAACAGATTCAAGAGAAATATTCATTTAAGATTTACAGAAATACAAGTATTGATAATTTATCGGCATTAGAAGGTTCAGGGATGTTAAATAGGTTTGAGGTATCGTTAATGTGTGTTACATGGCATGAGAAAACAAAATCAGCCGATTATTATGATACATTTGATGCTGAATTAAATACGGAAAAAGAAACAATCCACATACCAATTGAAGAACTATAAAGGAGAAGTTATATGATAGAATTAACTAATGTAATCAATGTTAGCGTTTCTGAGCCGGATTCAGGTTTAGGCGAATATAACATTAATAATTTAGCGTTATTTGTTACAGACGCATTTTTAGTTCCGGGAACAGATGTATTTAGAATCTATAAGTCTGCTGCATCAGTTGGAACTGACTTTGGTTTATCAACAGACGCTTATGATATGGCGGTTGCTGTATTTAGTCAACAGCCTAACATTTTGGCAGGTGGCGGAGAATTAGTTATTTTTCCTCAATCAGCAGCAGAAACATTGGTTGAAGCTATTGCACGTACAAAAGATTTAACATTTTATACTGGAATGGTATGTAATTTTCAGCCAACAGGTGCAGATAGAACATCAGCAGCAGCAACAATTGAATCTTATGATGATAAGATGTGGTTCTTACATTCAACAGATTACGACGATGTTGCAGGTGCATTTACAGATATTAAAGATGCGGATTCAAATAAAACTCGTTGTTTGCTTCATACAGTTTCAGCTGATGACGCTTTAAAAATGGCGTGTGCTGCAGCAAGTCGAGGTATGGCGGTTGATTTTGATGGGTCAAATACAGCGTTGACAATGAATTTAAAAACATTAAAAGGTATCAATGAAGATACTGGCATTACTCAAACGTATTATTCAGCAGCTAAAACAGCCGGAGTTGATTTATATGTAAGCTATGCCGGAAGTGTTCGATACGTTTCAAACGGTGCAAACGATTATTTCGATAATGTATTCAATCTAATTTGGATTGTTGCAACAATGAAAGTTACTGGATTTAATACGTTAGCAACCGTATCAACAAAGATTCCACAAACAGAACCGGGCATGAGTTTGATTAAAGCGGCATTTAGAAAAGTTTGTGAAAAAGCTGTTAGAAACGGTTATGTAGCTCCTGGATCATGGAACTCTTCTGAATGGTTCGGAAGTCAAGAAGATATGATAAATAATATTGAAGAATTTGGATATTACATTTATACACAACCAGTTAATTTACAAAGTGCGGCAGTTCGGGCAACAAGAGTAGCTCCAACGGTACAAATTGCGATTAAACTTGCTGGTGCTGTTCATTCATTGAATGTTCATATAAACATTAACGCGTAAAAGGAGTTAAACATGTCACAAGTTATTTCATTGACTGGAAGTGATACATTAAAATTAAATGATCGGATTATTTCTGATGTTGCTGATGGTGATATTGTAGCAATAACATATCCGAACGATTTAGCAAATGTTAAAACAGGTAAAAATGGCAACTCTATCATTAGTTTCAAAAATGATGGTAGGCAAGCAGATGTTTCAATTAGGGTTATGTTAGGTTCGTCTGATGATAAGTTTTTAAACAATTTGTTATCATTATTCAAAAATGATCCAGCAGCATTCGCATTGATTTTTGGAGAGTTTACCAAAAATACAGGTGACGGAACAGGTAAAGTTACACAGACAACTTACGTTTTATCAGGTGGGATACCATCAAAAAATGTTGATACAACGGAAAATGCAGATGGTAATACGGATCAAGCCATTGCAGTTTATAACTTTAAATTCACTAATGCGCCTCGATCAATAGGATAAAAAAATGAATAAAATAATCACGCTTAATAACGGTAAAAAACTTGAAATCCAATTAGCGTCATTCGAAAAAGGTCATAAACTATTAAAAGCTGTAACTCGTGAAATAGAGTCAGTTAAGTTGGAGTTAGGTCTTAAAGGCAATATGAAAGACCTCATGTCAATGGATGTTAATGACGATGCTATGAACACAATAAAAGACGTAGTATCACGTCTTATTTATTCTGATACCGTAGAGGTGGCATTGTGGGATTGTATGGCGGTTGTTTTAATTGATGATAAAAAGGTTTCACGTGAAACATTTGAAGATTTAGAAATGAGACAATATTTTCTTGTAGTGGTAAAAGAGGTGTTGGTGTATAATCTAGCTCCTTTTTTCGGAAGCATCGGCTCGTTGTTGTCGGGCATCACGTCAAAAATTACAGGAAGCCAAAAACAGAAATAAATATTGGCGAAGATGTTATTTGTGCAATGAGGTTATCAAAAGCTGGTTATGGTCGAACAGATGAAATACTGAACATGAATAGCGAATTAGTTTTGTCAATGGTTGAATATGAGAATTTCACAGACGTTTATAAATATGAATTTGTTGAGCTAAATAAGGAGCAGTAATGAAGATAGGTGAGTTGATAATGGAATTGGGTTTTCAGTCTGACATGACTGAACTGAATGATTTTATTGGCGCTATCGGTAAACTTGATATGACTTCATTAATGGCGGCAACAGGTTTAGGTGGGTTGTATGAAGTAACTAAAATGGTAATGGGTATCGCTACAGATACAGCTATGGAAATGAACAAATTTGGCGTTATTACTGGCATGTCCTCACAGAAGATGAAAGCATGGGAAAACGCAGCTCAAAAGGCTGGAACAGCGGGTGGTTCATTAACTTCTGCAATTAAAAATATTCAAATGATACAAACATTAATGAAACGTGGAGTTGTTAATCAAGATTTCTTAGCTGCATTGAATTTGTTGAATACGGTAGGTGCTGATGTTGATCCATACGATGATATGTTTACTATTTTAGAAAAGATGCGCGCTGTTTGGGGAGATATTGCAGATGGCAGTAAGCGAGATATTTTAAATTTAATGGGAGCAAATGAAGAACTATCTTTATTTTTAAGTGCGTCAGAAGATATTTACGAATTAAGAAATAAATCAGCGGTGGCTAATCAAGCTGATGTTGAAAAGTTAGTTCATACATGGTCACAAATAAAAGATATTGCCACTAATTTTGGAACTGTTATGACTAAAGCTGGTGCTGAAATGGCGACGGTATTAAATCCAGTATTAGAATTGGTTAATTCTATATTCGCGGTTATGTCTAAGATTGATAATTTTGGAAGTAAAGTATTAAAAACAGCTTTTCCAGCGTCATTTGGTCTTGGAAGCCACTTATTAGATGGAAAAAATTTAATTTCTAAAATGTTCAATGATCCGGTTTCTTTAGATTCGTCTGTTCAAGGATCAAAAGAATCATCAAAAACAATGAACGCAACTTTTAATGTTAATGGTAACGATGTAAAAAAAATGATCGTAGAAATTGATAATTGGTGGGATGATAAAGTTAATGGATTTTTGAACCGTGTTCATCAATAAGGATTTGATATGCAAAATATTCCACAAGTACAAACTTTTATTTCAGATGTTCTTAATAAATATATCGTCTCTCCTTCGGTTACAAATGTCGGGATAAACGGTTTTGTTTTTGATATTCTCACACATGAAGAGGTCAGCCTTGATGCTGATATCACAGATCATTATGTTGAAGATAATTACGCTGTTCAAGATCATATTGCACAGAAACCTATATCATTCACTTTAAAAGGTTTAATTGGAGAATTAATCAATGAACCTAATGTAACAGCTTTGACAGCGTTAAACGACGTCCAAAGTTTAACATCGTTAGGTGGTATAGCTCCAGAGTTCGCATCACAAGCCACTCAAACTTATGTTAAAGTGGCTACTGAAATTTCAAATGTAAATTCATATATAAATCAAGCAAACAATTTAATCGATATTTTTAATGATAAAACATTATCAAATACTAAACAGAAAAAAGCGTTCGATAATTTTTATGGGTTATGGGAATCGAGAACATTATGTACAGTTGAAACGCCTTTTGGAACTTTTCAAGATATGGCTATCAGTAAATTTGCAGCAATTCAAAGGGATGAAAC